TCGTTCTGGCATACGAAGATAATTAGATGCAACCCAAGGTTTGGATGCAATATACATCTTGTAAGCAGTAAAAGTGTCAATGCTTGTGTCAAGTTTATATTCATCTGGCATTGCACGAACAAAGTTTTCTACCTTATTAATTTTACCACGAGGGAACAGATAAAAGGCATCTACGAGTGTCTTGTAACAAGAATGAACTTTACCGTAACGAAGAGTGTATTCGTCACAAAGATTAAGACCGTGCTTAATCAACCAATAGGCATTATGAATACTCTCTGCTGCCCACTTAGTGCAAGGATGGTTGCGGAAGGCACCCTTCTCTGTGCTGTAGGGAGTATTGTCTGCCTTGAGAATCGGACCATAGTTATGATACCACTTGGAGGCAACAATAGAGAGCATTTGACAGCACTCTAGGGGCATTTTGACTACATGCTTGTCGGGAAGACAAAGAGCACTTTCAGCAGGATATTCACTTGTTACAAAGATGTTCATTAACCAAAAGTAGAGTCGGGTTCAAGTGCGATATAGTATTTCACGTCATGATTCTTACTCTCAAAGCGAGAGAGAAGTTTTTGTGAAATGACAACCTCATAAGTCCCAGGAAGAATCTTGATATTTTCAACCTTGAAGTTAAAGGTAAAGACCGAATCAGTTTCTCCAACAACAATAGAAAAATCGTTGGAGGTGTCGTTCTTCTTATCGCGTACAACCAATTTTACCACACCTGCCCCACCAACGGCAGAAAGGTCAGGCAGTTGATAAACTGCTGCTGCCTTAAGAAGTTTGTCCAGTTGCTCAGTGCTCAGTTCAAAGCAGACATCTTCGCTAGGGAGAGCAATTTCTTTGTCTGGAGGTGTAACAATTACACTAGGATCTGCAAAGAAATACTTAGAACGCATCTTACCTTCGCGGATAACTACATATCCACCATTCTCAAAGTCAAGTTCAGGTGCTTTGTGAAGACCAAGACCATTAAGAAACTGGTTTAGATCATAGATACCAAAGTCCTTATGAAATTCTTCAGTAATCGTTGCTTCAGCGAGTATATTTTTCATCACGCTAATTGTCCGTAGTTTGTTCCCTTCCTTAAAAAGAATAGATTGATTGATAGAAGAGAAGTTCTTGAGAACAGAAAGAGTTTTATCAGAGAGTTTCATAATAATCAGCGAAATTCAGAGAGACCATTATCTTTGCGGGTATAGTGCCCATCAAAGTGAAGCAGTAGCATAGCATAGTGAATAACTTTAAGAAGGTCACGCTTGTTGCGACCATCCTTATCGCCATAACGACTACCATACTTTAGGATGTTTGCCTGACAGAAACCAGGAGCAAGGTCTTTTGCTGCCATCAGGTCAATTGTTTGGATGTCTTTATATTCTTGATTGTGACCGCAGTAGTGACTTCCATAAGTTCCAGTCACATAGTCCTCAATATCCTTGAGGATTTTATCTTCATTGTATTTCCAAAGATGATTTGTTTTATCAGTCATAGTAAAAAGTAAAAGTTTGATCAATCATAAAAAGAGGGAAGGCACAATCACCTCCCCCAATTATATCAGAACGGAGAGTTCAGGTCAACAGGATGGGATGCGTCAATGGATTCTTCAGAAGGCATCACAAAGTCAACATCCACCTTATCATAAAGTTCAAGGAAAGCTTGCTTGGTTTCATCATCAAAACGATTCACACAAACTTGAATTGCTTTTGCTTTATCGTTGAAGATGCTATAAGCACGAATGATGTGAACCAGTCGGCGAGTGCTGATGATTTCCTCAATACCACCATCATAGAAGGTCTTGCGGATGATATCACCCCAATCCACCAGGCGCTTGCAGAAGTCACGATCCTCCACACCAAGATCCAGAGCGATGCCCTCAAGGATCTTCTGCTCAACAGAGGGTGCGGGGTAGGACTGCTCCAGAGTCACGGGGAAACGCTCCAGGAACGCCTCATTGAGCACGTTGGTGCCGATGAACCTACCGTCATCAGAACCCTTACCCTTGGTGTTTGCAGTGGCGAATACGTTGAATCCAGCGGCAGGTTTGACGAACTTACCGATTTTCTTGAGGAAGACCCCTTTACCTTCCAAAACAGATTGGAGGCACAGAATCTTGTTGGAAGCAAGGTCAATCTCATCCAGAAGCAGAATCGCACCACGCTCTAGTGCCTCAATCACAGGACCATTATGCCAAGCAGTTTCACCATTCACAAGACGGAAACCACCAATCAGGTCATCCTCATCAGTCTCAATAGTGATGTTTACACGGATCAGTTCACGCTTAAGTTGAGCACACGCTTGCTCCACAGAGAACGTTTTACCATTACCCGAAAGACCCGTAATGAACGTAGGGTAAAAGAGATTGGAAGAAATAATTTTTTTAATATCGTTAAAATTACCAAACTTGACGAAGGTATCATCTTTATCAGGAATAAGATTTTGTTCAGCAGCAGGTAGAACTGCAGGAGCACTATAAGAACGCTCAATTTCTTCAACACGTTCTTGAGTCACTTCCAGGTTCCACTTCCCACGACCAGTCTTAAAGTTTTCCAGTCGCTTAGTTACAGTAGGATAAGAAAGATTTTTAGAAGCACAATAACCGCGAACATCAGCAGTGGTAAACTCTTTACCAAAGGTAATTTTTAGATCGTTGATAATTTGATCGTCGGTCATTTGAATGCGAGACATGATGTGTGTTTGTTTCAACTGTAGTTAGTATAAGATGAAATGGAAGGGAGAAGAGGTGTCAGTGGTCAGTTTGCCAACTGGTTCTTCATAGTATCCAAATATTCTTGGTCGCAGATTTTTGGAGTATATCCAGGATAAAATTGTTTAATTAATGCACCAATTCCCATAGCAGTAATAGCACTATCACATTTTACCCAAACCTCCTGTTCAAGTACCTTTACTACATGATCATATGGAAATTTAGAAAGTTTTTTTGTCATGCTACCAAAGAAATAAATTCACCAAGAACTTTTTTATTTAGTTTTTTGGTCTTCAAAGATTTGACAAAGGCAGATTTGATTTGGGATTTAGTAGCATCCTCAGAAACCTCAAACTCAGCATCTTGAGAAAGTGCAGTTGCAGACATTCCAAAATAGGCATCATAACCAGAGTTGGTAATAATAAAACTCCTCATTTTCTTCCAATCATTCTGGATTTTTTCATATTGCTTATCAAGTTGGGAATGATAAAGACCAATAAAACGCTGAGCATTACGATTCTCAAGCACACGAATACCGATAAAGTTTGTAGAAGAAAACTTATCCTTCAGATTTTTAAGAAGAGTATCAGTGAATCCATGATGCCCATAATCAACAGTATAGGTAGTTCCAAGTTTACGATCACGAAGAAATGTACTATTACTATTCACATAACCACTACCGAGACGAACATCCTTTTCCCAAGAAAGTTTTACTTCTTTATAATAGGTAAGTTGGTTTGCCTCACCATCAGTAAGAACAATACACTGAACCTTTTGAAGTTTGTTTTCCTTCTGGAACTTAGGAAGAATCTGATGAAGGGAAATAAGTGCCTCATTCAGAGGAGTTCCAGAAAGACTCAAACGAGAAGGATATGTATAGGTGGAGTGATGCATCCTGGAGAAACAATAAGCAAGACGCCAAATGTTCAGAAGTTGATGCTCCAGTTCCTTACCAGAAACTTTACTGGTAAGAATATTCATCATAGAGAAAGTTTCATCAACAATCAACAGACTTTCTTTCTTGTCATAATGAGGGGTTCTGTCTGCGGCAAGGTAACGATCATTTTCATAATCATACTCACCACGGCGCCACTCATTTGTGAATGCATAAACTTCAAAGGGAATAGAAACCTTCCTACAAAACCATACAAGGTTAAAGAGTTGCTTACACGTATCAAGCATCACATCCGCCATAGAACCACTCCAATCCAGTACAAATACAAGACCATGATTCTTACCGTCAGGAATTACAGAAATCTTTTTAAAAAGATCTTCATTATACTTGTAGGAATGAAGACGAGTGGTATCGAGAACTCCTGTGCGAGCAATTGAAGAACGAGAATATTGATCTGCTGCTTTACGGCACTCAAACTCTTTTACAAGATAATTAACTTCTTTTTGAGCAGAAGATTTAAACTTCCTAAATTCAAGATCTGTTTCTTTATACAAATTTGTAGAAATGAATTTCCGTTCTTCAGCATGTTCATTATGCATTTTCTGCTGATGAGCAAAACAATTATCAATCTCTTTATGAACATCAGAGTTCTTACCAATAACAGTATTAAGATTCAATTGAGGAACTTCTACATACGTATTATCACTTGCAGAATTTCCTACAAGATCACGAATTTTTTCCTCCAGAGAATCAGCAGTGCGAACCTCAGGTTCATTTTTATCACCAGCAGAATTTACTGGAGTTTGATCCCCCTGAGCGGTTCCCCCATAAGAATCCGTTTCACCAAGATTTTCTTGAGAGTTATCACTCTCACCTTCCTGCTCAGAAGAAGGGTCATTAGTCTGTACAGTTTCATTTGCAGGAGACTGAGAATCTCCACGTTGCTCATGAAAGTCAAAGTCGGCAATTTTTTGTTTCTGCTCTTTTTCCTTTTTACAATATTTGTACAGTTCCTCTGCGGCAATCAAGACATCAGCAAAGGATTCTACAGAACTAATCAAATTAATAATTTCCTTTTCCTCAGGATTGAAATCCAGAGTTATAAAATTTCCAATTTTGAAGTAAAGATTTGAACGGTCAGCAAGATTGAATGAAGCAATATCCTCATCCTCAAGTTGGAAGAAATCCTCCTCGTTAAGTTCTTTATAACCACTAAAGAAAGTTTTAGCAAGTCCCGCATACTTTCGTTTCATCAGTTTCTCAACGCGAGCATCTTCCACGACGTTAATAAACTGTTGAGGAGCCTTACAAGTCTTACTCCAATCCTCGTCTGGCGTAAAAAGTGCATGTCCCACTTCATGACCAACCAAAAGATCATATACAAGATTACTCGCTTTCTCCCACAAAGGAAGAGTCAGGACACGAGTATGAACATTGAAGCAAGCAGTAGAAACCTGCTTGTGCTCCACCACAAGATCCTCAGTAGCAAGCAGGCGAGCAAGTTGAGATTTGATTTCGTGATTGACGGGCATTTAATTTGTGTCGTATGCTCATATTATACAAAAAAAGAGGGTCGTGAAACCCTCTTGTGGACAGTTTGGAAAGTGGACTCAACCACCAATAATAGAATTTTTCCAATCTTCACTCATGTTTTCCATGATAACATTTGCAGACCCTTCAGTGGTTGCATATCCTTCATCAAGAAGATATGAAAGAATATAATCATATTCTTCCTTTCTCATTTGCTTAACAAATGTTCCCGCTGCTCTACCAGCAATTTGCGCACCAGTTTTACCTTCTCTTTTTGCTTTAACACCAGCACCTGTTGCCGCACCCGCTGCACCTGCTGCTTTAATTGCAGTTTTACCTGCTGCTTGAGCAGCTCTACCTACTGCAACAGTTGCTTGTCTTCTTGCTCTGGTTGCTTGAGGCGATTGTTCTGCTGCCTTTCCTTTTGTTCTTAAGGCATCATAAACTGCTTTTGCTTCTGCACCTCTTCTTGTTGCAACATCTCTTGCAGTTTGAACCGATTTTCCAAGAAGCGCAGTGTCTTGTTTTGCTCTTTGTCCCGCATACTGAAGAGCTGCACCAATTCTTGCACCAATTCCTTGCTTGGTCTTTGCTGGTGTTGCTTGAGTTGCTGGTTGCTTTGTTTGCGCAGCAGTTACAGCAGGTTTTCTTGCTTTTGCTTTTGCTGCTTCTTTTGCATCAATCTCTGCTTTTATTTCAGCATAAGATTTTCCACCAGTTCTTTTCTTTGCCGCCCTTTCTTCAATTAAAGTGCAGTCTTCAATAATTTCATCAACCCATCCAACAAACTCTTCTACACCAAGTTCTTCAATAAGAATATCAATTCCATGCTCATTGATACCCATTTCATAGAAGTATTCTGATGCGATTTCTACTTCTTCATTGATCTCTTGTGGTTGATAAACAGAAATATATGCTTCTGAGAGATTTCGAATGTCTTTTGCTTCCATTGTTACAAATAGTTTTTAGTTATTTATAAAAAAAGCGTCTCGTTGATTGAGACGCTTTTTGAGTGCTTGCCTTTTTGCCTTTGCTTGCCTAATTGCTTGAGGTTTCTTCTTCCCCTTGTCGTTCCTCCGCGATGGAGTACGTCCACTTTCCCAAATTTTGTGTCTCATCTTTCTCCGTTAATGAGTCTAACCAATCACTCATCCTATCAATAAATCTGTCTAACCAGTCCTTATCATGTGCCACTTATGGAACCATCCTACTGAATCCCTTAACTTTCTCAAACTTTATGACACTTTCAAATTTGTCCTCTAAACCAGTCTTGTGAGAGATGACAAAGATATTAGCGTCTTTAATCACATAACGGATAATTTTAAGGAACTCTTCGGTCCCAAATCCATCAAGTGAACTATCAAACACCTCATCCATAATCAGAAGATTTGTATTTACGGAATTTTTCATTCTCGCAACTTCTCTCCAAGTAAAGAGAAGTGCAAGGTCGATTCTCATTTTTTCTCCTTCACTAAAAGAAGCATAAGAGAAATCTTCATGAATAGGTGACTGGACGGTTTCGTTAAATTCCTCATCAAGCGTGAAGTTAATATAGAAATCCATCATCTGAAGATAACGGTTAACTTGCTGATTTATCAGCGGTAGATACTTCTTAATGATTTTGGATTTTACTCCACCGTCTTTAAGCAAACTATACGTAAAATCGTAATAGTTAATCGAGTCTTTTCTAGAAGCGAGTTCGTCGTATGTAGTTTTTAAATTGCCTTTGAAGGATTCTAACTTCTCATGCTCAGAATTTCTGTTTTCAAGCTGTTCGGTAATAGTTTGAATTTCAGATTGAAGATCTCTGATTTGTCTTCGACACCCAGAAATCTTGATATTGTTTTGAGAAATGCCATTAGTTAGTTTTGAAATCTCCTTCGATAGAATATTGAATTGACGCTCTCGCTCTTCTTCCTCTTTAATTGCCCCCTCTAGTTCTAGATAACCAGATTGCAACTCTTTTGCTTTATTTTGAGCGTCATTAATTCTATTTATTCTGAAGGTTTCCTCAATAGATTGTGTGCAAGTAGGACAAACCGTATTTTTAGTAAAGAACTTATGCTCTTCGGTAATTAAAGATACTTTTTGAGATATCTTACCTTTAAGATTTCCCAACTTACGAAGTTTTTCTGCATAACCAATTAAAGTATCTTGTTCTTGAATGTGATTACGAAGAGGTTTTTCTAGAGAATTATTTTCATCAATATACTGTTCAATTTCTTTATCTAAATCAGAAATTTTCCGATTACTATTATTAATATTATCTTTCCCGCGATTCTCAAGTTCTTGAATAAAACTCTCTTGCATTTTGACTTTATCAAGAAGAGATTCCTTTTTCAATTCAAAAACTTTAATATCCTCCTTAACTTGACGGATCTTATCTTTGATTACATTATTCATAGAAGAAAAGATTTTAATATCAAGCAAATCTTCAATGACTTCGCGGCGATGTGCTGCAGGAAGTTGCATAAAAGGGACAAAAGTGCTTGAACCTAGAATTACAATCTGGGTAAAAGACTTATAGTTCATTTTAAGAACTGTTTGCTCCAACCATTTTTGCTGATCCAATGCTGCTGAAGATTGATCAAGGGCAGCACCATTTCTCCAAATTTCAAAAATTGCAGGTTTAATTCCCCTCACAACTTTCCATTCTGACGACCCAATAGTGAATTCAACTTCAACTCTACAATCCTTTTCGTTTACAGTATTAATAAGTTGTGGTTTATTAATTTTGCGAAATGGTTTTCCAAACAGAGAAAATGTAAGAGCATCCAATACAGTACTCTTACCTGCACCATTTGTACCAATAATTAAATTAGTAGAATTCTTAGTAAAGTCTACTTCAGTATATTGGTTACCAGTACTTAGAAAATTGCGCCATTTTATAGTTTTAAATAAAATCATGGGTCACATTACTTGGAGGAATAACAATGTCATCTGGAGTAATTAGAGTATATTGATAGTCATGAAGTTCGCACGTTTTTAGCATTACATCATCTTCTATTTCAATTACGTGCATTTCTGGGTATCCATCATCTTCTAACATCATAGCATATCTTGTCGCATCGTCTTCTTCTTGAAACAAATAAAGAATATGTTCTCCTTCATCGTTCACAACGGAATATGCGCCTTCTCTTTCTCTGCCATTGATTGTTAGAATAAACATTAAACTAATTCACATGCTTCTTGATATATCTCTTGAAGTATTTTTTGAACTACAGATTTATCAAGATTTACTTCTGCCTCCTGAATATATCTATTCAGGATTGAAAGTGTGTCTTCCAATTCAAATGCCTCAAACTCTGGAGATTCTTTAATTTCAAAGTTTTCAACAATTTTAAGTTCAGCAATATTAGAGGAATAAAGTTTATCAATAAATTTCTCAAACTTTTTAGTATCTGTTTTTTTACGAACAACAACTTTTACAATTTTATTCTCATACTCACGAGTATCAAAGGTCTGATAGTTAGTATCTTCGTAGTAGATATTATAATAGATCTTATATGGATTATTAATCGGGGTATGCTCTAGAGTTTCAGTATCAAAGATATGAAATCCACGAGTATCATTCAAATCATTCCAGTATATCTCGTAAGGATTACCCAGATAGAAAACAGTTCCATTATCAGAACGAGTGTGGTAATGACCAGAAAATACTTTAGAGAAGTTTTTAAAAAGATCTGCTTCCAGTCCATGTTCCATTACAATTGAACGGTTTACTCTAAATCCTTGAAGTTCAAGATGTCCCATTGCAACTTTTGCTTTGGTTTTTTTAATCATCTTGAGGGACTGTTCTTCATTTTCCATACAAATCCAAGGAAGAAGGAGAATATCAAGATTTTCAACTTTAATCTCACTTGGAGCGGAATAAGTTTGAATATTTGGATAATCTGTCAACAGGAGTTGTGGTGAATTTGTATTGTTCGTATTCTTATAATAACTATCATGATTACCAACAATCATATGGACTTGATAGTTTTTAAGAGGTTCAAATACAACTCTTTTTGCCCACTCTAAACTTTGATAATCAATCGACTTTCGACTATCAAAAGCATCTCCCATATGAATAACAGTTGTAATCCCGTACTGTTCCAGCGTCGGGAAAAAAATGTTTTTATAGAATTGCTCAAAATAATCATGGAAAAGTTTAGAACCTTTTCGGGCACCATAATGAGTGTCACTCAAAATTGCAATTTTCATTTACTACTTTTGCTACGATTTTCTTTCATAGTTAAAATTTGGAGATTATCTGGGTGATGCAATCCACCCTTACATATGGGGATGATATGATCCACTTCATGTGGAATACCAGTTTCATTAGATATCCTACTACACTCTTCGTAGATAGTCAATATTTCCTTTACCTGCTCTTGTGTTAAATCTGGTGTTTGATTTCTTAATGATGCCCTTCTTTTAGAAGCTCGCATATTATTTTTTTCTGGATATCTCCCCCACTGCTCTTTATATTTTTCATAATTTTCTTGTCTCCAGTTATCAAGTTTTTTCTTTTTCTTTTCCTTCGTCCTATAAGGTTTCATTAACTCTTCATTATTTAATTTTTCAAGTCCACTTTTAACTGCACAAGGCGCACAATTATAACTGCTAACATATTTTTCATAACTACCACAATATTTACAAGCAGTAGAACCGATGTAGGTTTTTTTACCTTCTTCTATTGCTTGTAATCTATTTTGTCTTCCAACACCACTATATTGATTAGGCATAATGCTCCGTAATGTTATTATTATTTATACACTATGGAGCAATAAATCAATACCTTAACTTACTATGAACTCCATCTTTTATCGAGTTATAGTCGGAATAATTCCCACCGTCAATAGTGTTGTCATCGGTAAAGACTTCACTGAACCCAGAACGCTCAAGAATTTTATTTTTGATTTCCAACTGACGCTTTTCTCTTTGAATGCGACGAAGAAAAGCAAAGTGAATGATTTGAGTAAAATAGGCAAAAGGATTTTGCGACTTCTCTGGATTGAAATTGTGAATGTACTGCACACAATTCTCAATACCATCAGAAATCATATCCTCTTTGAACATATAGTTGACAAAGTTTGGTTTAAATGATAGGTGGTTGGCAATCTTCAAGAAGCACTCCCCAATATAGCGTGGAATAGGTGGTTTTGTATCCCAGGACTTTGCCCTGTCTTCCTTCGTTGTTTCTCTGCCATACTTTTGAATAAAAGTAATTTCAACATCTTCACGATACTTAATTAGAGCAGCAAGAAACTCCTTGTTGTTTACATAGTGCTCTGACCTTTTTCTTTTGGTCATAACTGCTGTGGTTATCATAAGTTTTTATCATTATTATGTAGATATTATAACACTTCTATAAATGGTTGACAAGCACCTCAAAACCATGTACAATAACCTTTGTCCGGGTTGATATGATGATCTTTAGCTATTTTTATAAAGCTTCTCTAAGATCTCTTTAGCATCATTAACATTAGCAATATATCCCATTCTACGATTAATTTGAGAATGATTATTTTTTTCTTTAGATGATTGACGCATGTAATTTTGATACATCATTATCATCTCAATATCAGAAGATTCTGACATTGTTAAAACATCATCTAAATTAATAATAAACATATCTTCTGATGTTGTTTTTAACCATGGTTCTATCTTATAACCAACAATGCCATGTCTACTTTTAATTTCACTTACAATAATTGGATTACTAATAATCAATATTGTTCTGTCATCCTCTTCTGATGCTGCTACTTTTGCAAATATTTCTTCTCCGGTTTTCAATTTAATTGTCGAATAAAAATCTTCTTCTATCATTTCTTTAGTTGAATAGTTATTATTTCATAATTAAAATTCTCTTCATTGTAAATTTTAATTCTTTCAATGAGGTGATTTAAAGTATAATTTTTTCTTGAATTGCTTGTACAATCATCAGCAATATCGTATAATACTGCTTTTGTTTTATTTTTACCCTTTCTCAATACTCTTCCGATTGATTGGAGGTTTCTGACTCTTGATTTACTAGGGGAAGCAAAGATAACATTATGTAGATTTCTAATGTTAATACCAGTAGAAAAAGTACCGTAAGAAGCAACGATGATTGCATTATTTTCTCTCTCAGTAATTTCTCTTACAAGTTCTCTTTCTTCTGTGTCCACACCACCATGAACAAAGAATACTTTTCTATCACCTTGCTTGTTATTATTTATTTGATCAAAAAGTATTGCTCCATGTGCCTCTACTCTACTGAATAAGACAAGAGTATTTCCTTTTAGATCAAGAGTAAGTTTGGTAATAAATTTATTTCTTTGTTCATGAGAAATTAAATACTGTATCTCATCTTCATAGGTTTCAAACTTTTGTGGTGGATGTTTTAGAACAAGGCATTGAATATCTAATTGGGAAAGATGACCTTGTTGCATTAATTCATCTGTTCTTGTAACTTTATATGATGGACCAAATAATCCTTCCAGAACCCATTTATGTGTTTGGGTTCCATCTAAAGTTCCTGTAAAACCAAAACGATATTTTGCATGATGAAGTTTAGTCATAATCTCAACGAGTGATTTACTCTTGAATAAATGAGCTTCATCGCCTATAATTACGCCATAGTCTTCAAAGAATGAACGTTCTAGTTTATATACTGATTGCCATGTTGTAATTGTAACTGGATGCTCGTTAGTTTTTTCTCTACCCGAATAGATACGGTGGCAATATGTCTCAGCATCCCAACCATAATCCTGGAAATCCTTGTACATCTGCTCTACAAGAGATGTCGTTGGAACAACTAAAAGAATTTTTTGTCCTTTATCTATATAATATCTCACGATTGAATAAATCATCAGAGATTTGCCTGAGGCAGTTGGTGATATCAATAATTTTCTATTGTGCTTTAAAGCATCACATACTCCCTCTATTTGATAGTCTCTTGGAGAATGAGAACAAATAGAAGACATGTAATCTTTTACACCCTCATAAGAGATATTTTCATTTATCTCAAATGGCTGTCCGTAAAATTTATTTTCTTTAAACTCATACGTATAGTTGTGTAGAGAAAGTTTATCGATTACTTTATCAAGCAATCCTATATAAATTTCTCCAGTATGAGTACTTAAAAGTCTGATCTTTCCGTCCCAATGTCTGCTTCTATATTGGGACATGAATTTTGCAGACTCAACCTCAAATGTAAAGTATGGTTGAAGTTCATAAAGAATATGTGGTTGGCAATGAAGTTTCAAAAAAACTTCATTTTTCTTTTCAATAATTACATTACTCATAACATTCATTATGCTATGAGTATTTATTTACCCTAATCCAGACTGAAAACGCATAAACTCTATAGAATTTTTAATTTGATACGTTCTGTTTTGAATCATCTTTAAAATGCTTTCAATATAAACTAACATAGTATCATAGTAATCTAATTTTAAACATACTGTAGAAAGTTTTTCGTCGGCATCAAGATATTTTTGCATAGTATCTTTATCACGAATTTTTTTGGGAAATGGGTTCTCTATGTAAGTATCTGGGTCAGCTTTTCCAGAATAATATTCATATCTTTCATGACGAATATTTCTTTTCTGTTGCTCTGCTTTTTTTCTTAAAAGAAATATTGTATTATATAAATTGAAATACTTAGAATGGAGAATAGGTATATTTAAAGATTCAGTGTGGAGATTATCAATATCTATTTTTGAATCTTTTTCCCACATTTTTTGAATTGTATCAAGATCAAAACTCATAAAGGATCGCCTGCAAGATCAACTATATTGTAGATAGTATACTTGAAACTTACATCCGATGTAAAGTATTGAATATCTGTGTTTGTTGCATCAAAACTTAACGTCCCTAATGAATATGGGAATAAATCCTTGAATATGATTTGAAAATTTGGAATAGATGAACTGGTCAAAACTTGAAGTGTGCCATCTGAATATAAACCAAGTTGCCTTTGCTTTTCTATTTTTGGCGTTATATATCCAGTATTTTGGAAGTCATAAATTTCTTTCAGACTTTCTGGATAACCAAGACCTCTCATCCAATTTTGCAATTCCATATAATTTTCAAGATTTTCATCTACCAAAAATCTTAAATTGAGATCGCCAAAAATAATCTTATCTCCAGGAATATCAATATCCTTCAAATATGTGGGTTGAGTTGCAACACCCAAAGTTAAATCTGGAATGTTTGCAGAATTGCAAAAGAATGAAACTTTTGGCACTCTCTTTAGGGTAAACTTAAATCCTGTTGGAGATAAGAAGTTTCTATTGTCTGGTTGTCCCGCTGGCATGATTTTTTTAAATATTTAGATAAAAAAAGGGACCCTTTTGGGGTCCCTTGAAAATTTGTGAGAAAGACTCACATGAGGTTTTTAACAGCAACTCTTCTGTAATAACGGTTAGCGTTAATAGTAAGAGCGCCAAGACCCTGAGTGGTGCCTTCAGCAAATGGGTTAGCAACAAGACCGTATCTGGTCTTAAAGCCAATCTTGGGCTGGAAGCTGTTCTCACCAACGGCACGAACCATTTGGAGAGGAACATAAGGACAATAGAAGAGTCCAGCGTCATAAGGTGAAGAACCCTTA